TATTACTATAATATTACAATACCTGAAGGTATTAATGCATATCCATTTAGTTTATTTCCTCAACAATTTGCGCCAACTGGTAGTATTAATTTTAGCGAATTTAAAAGTGCATATCTTAAGCTTTGGATATTTAGTGACAAACAACAAAATAAAAAACGTTATGAACCAGAATATGAATTATTTATATTTTCGAGATGTTATAATAGGTTAATAATTGATCATGGTATGATAGGATTATTTATTTAATAATTTATCCAAGTCGACGACAAATTTTTTAAGTAAATCTTTTTCTACATTAGTTAATCCAGTAGCACTATATCGCAATAATTTACAATTATTAATAGTGTTATTAATTTTTTGTTTAATATGAACATATCCTGCCTTTCTAACAATTGCATTGTATGTCCTCATAGTTTTTATTATTTGTCTATTTTGTTCTTTATGATATTCTGTTCTAATAGCAGGTATTGTTAATATTATGCGGAGAAATTTTTTAGTTTGTTCTAGTTTGTATTTGAGTGATAGTTTTTTAGAAGACGAACTTTTCCAATTAATACCATTAAAAAATACTTGAAATCTTTCTCCATGTGTTTTATTTGGTCGCATATAAGTAACATATTTAGGTAGCATTGATACTGTGACATTATTATCAATAATTTCTATTGTTCTTGATTTTGTTTTAGTTGGTGGAGTTTGGGTCAAATTACTAAATCGATTATCCAAATAAATATTATTAGCATGATAAATTTTAACCTTATTGTGTCCTTTTGTATTTAAATATGTTTCATTATGAAGCGCAAGTATGACGTGATGTATGTAAATTTTTTTTTCAATATTTTTGTATTTATGTGTACAATAAACTTGTCCATATAAATCAACATAGAATATTTTATTTAGTTTTTTGATTGCTCGGTAATCCTTAATATCAAGGAGTACAGGGTAAAAGTTATTTTTGTATTTTACCTTGATGATACCATACAAAATGCCAGCATATTTTACCATCGGTAAAAAAAGTCTCATTATGTGTATATTCTTAATGTTTACAAAAAGTGAAAATTATGATAATTAAAAATGATATTCTAATATATTGGATAATTATTGTTTTTATTAGCATTGTATTCTAGATAAATATACTAATGTCTTCAACAATAAGTCCAGAAACAGATAAAAATATGAGCGAAGTAGATAAATCTACGGAAACGACAAATACTAACGATAAGTCACAAGAAAATAATAGCTCAAAAGACATATCACTTTTTGATATTAATTATAAAATTAAGTATGTTAAATGCGGTAAGGCTTCTATTGGCACAATCTTACTTGTCCTTTACAGAAAAATTAATAGTTTTGGTAACGAATTAAAAATACAAGATAACAAATATGAAATCTTTAATCATATGAGAAATTTTTATGATAATATTGATAAATTGTACCGTGATGCTTTAGAAATTTCTAGCGCTTTTAGTTATACTGAATTAATAAAGGTGTTATTTGAAAATAAATTGGATGGTGGTCTTTGGGTACCAAGAGAATTATTAAATTTATATGTACCTGCTACTGGTAAATATATTGATAGGTGTGATAGTTATGAACTTGTTAATTTGCTTTACGGTAAAATTAGGATGTGGTCCATTGTTCTAAAAAAATATGGTTGTAATCGTAAGTTTTCAGCTGATACTACAGCACTTGGAGATTTATTCGAATCTTTTGCCGAAAAATTACCCGAACGCAAAGTAAGAGTTGGGAAAGTAACAGTTGCGAGTAAAAATGATGAAACTGATGAAATTGAAGAAAATATATGTGACTTTGAAGAGTATTATGAGGAATTTGCTGATATGTTGTTTACGAATTTAAGGTCTATTGAAATCGAAAAACGAAGCGAATCTAAAAAACCTACTTTGAATAATGATAGAAACAATAAAAATCAAAGAAAAAATTCAAATAAAGGCAAAAATATTACTTCCAAAAAATAAAAAAAACTTATGTATTCAGTGTTTATTTTGTATTAAGTGTTATTTTATTGATGTTTTTATGTATTCAGTGTTTGTTGTTTGTTATTTTATTGATGTTTTTATGTATTCAGTATTTGGTGTTTTTGCATATGTTAGTAATTTATTTTATGAAACATATAATAAAATAAATTAGTCACAATACCATTTTGAGCGACATAGTACACAAGTAGCCCTTTCTTTTTTACATTTTGATCCTTTAATCCACATTTCAAAACAAGCTAAATGCACAGGGTTACCACAAGCATATTTACAATAATCAATTGGTTCGTCACCATTAAGATAATCAAGACAAATAGGACAAAACTCTTCATTTTTCATTAATACTGTTTTCTTTTCACGCATATTTAACTCACATTGGATATTGTATTTCCGTTTCAAGTCATCATTAATATAAACAGATGCAGCAATATCTTGCATACTTGTAAACATTCGTGTTACTTGTTCTGGTGTAAATTCATCAATATCTTCGTTTTCTTGTGGAACTTTCATAACACGAGTTAGAATAAAGTAGATATGTTTACATCTGGTTTTACGTCTTTTAAAATCAAAACATGTACAAACACATTTTTGACTAATTGTAACAGAATAAACAGAGCCAGTAGTTCCTAATACGGTAAATTTTTTTGATACTGTGTTCTCAGTTTGTGCATCAAAATTAATCAAATAAATTGGTTGTGTCATTCCTCGGATTTTTCGGTCCATTTTAATACTAAGCTTATTATAAGATATTATAATTGTAATTTTTCGTATATAATTTTTAATTTTCATTTTTTAAAATTGAAATTAAAATAATTAGGATATTTTAATAATATGATAATTAACCAACGTATGGAATAAATACATTTAAACAAATCAAACACTGAAGATTTTAATAAAGTAATGAATCGTATAACAAGTATTGAGAACAAAGATAAACAAAGAGATTTAAAAAACACTGAAGATTATAAGAAAATAAAGGATTTTGTGTCAAAAAATGTATCCAATGAAAAACAAGATTATGTGATGAACTTGCTAATTGGTTTATCACGCATGTCAGAAGAGAAATATTTTCCTATTTGGACAGGACATCAGCTAGATTAATCGCTTCGTACAAAAAAAGACAACAATAAAATATTTTTTTATTTGATATTGAGTATTAGTAAATATTATAAAAAATGTTAGTAAAAAATTAAAGTCATTTGATTATTTATTCCTTCTTTAAATAATCTGTTGTTAATGGTTCCAACTTGCTCAATTTCAAATTAATGTTAGTTGGATTTAAATAGGCAAAATCAGGGAAAAGAACATTGAAAATTTTTACCAAATATGGTGTGTTAAACACATCAAATCCACGTTTTTTATATTTGTTATGTCTTTCACTGCATAACAATATGCTTGGTACTTTAGCAGTTTTATAAATTTCACTAAAAAACGAAGGTACAAAAAATTCGTACTCTTCATCTTCCGTTTTTTTGAAACAAACACAAGCTGGTATATCAGATATTTTGTCATACATTTTTTCAACTGATTCAAGATTTTCAAGAAAAACTAATTGGATCAACATTTTTTCAGATCCTTGTTTTGTTTCAACAGTTACGTCCATAGAACCTCGAATTAGCAAATTGAAATTTTCGGCATTATTTTTTTCTCTATAGTTTTTTGCGGCAAAATGGCGTCTTTTTGTAAGGTTTTCTGGATACCATAATTTTCTTTCGTTTTTGATCACTATTCCGTCATTTTGAGTCAATTTTGTTAAAAAATTCGAGTTTATTTCGTTGAATTTTTCTTCATCAGAAACAGTAATGAAACAATCCAAGTCATGAGGAATAATTTTAATGTTTGGATGAACATCAGGCATTTGGGACAAAAATAAATTGAGAGCGTAGCTTCCACCAATAATAGAATTTTCAGGAATCGAAGAAATGATAAATTTTTCGAACGTAATAGTTTCTTCTTCTTTAGCAAAAGTATTTTGTGTGGAGAATTTGACGTTTGCAATGGGTATCTTGACATTTTCTGTAGTATAACCATAGTAAAACATTTCCTTTTTACTAACTAGTTTGTATAACTCAGCATAATTGATATTTCCATTCGTATGACAATATAGTTTTTTGACCACATCAATTAAATCTAAGTGGTTCAAATTGTTAAAATGCTTTTCAAATCTGTAAATATTATCGTTGTACTCTTCACTTTTAAAATATTGTACAAGATTTAAAATTCTATCATTTTGTATCTTGTTTTTTATTTCATCACTTTCAAAAGTCAAAGTTTTTTCTTTATTATTGTTGTTATTATTGTTGTTATTATTGTTGTTATTATTGTTGTTATTATTATTATTATTATTGTTGTTATTATTATTATTATTGTCGCTGAAATACTTGAAAAAGAACATTTAGGATACTTTTATTGTTATTGATGGTTGTGATGATTATGATTAATTTAAATATAAAAGTACCTTTTTGATGATATAATTTTCAATTTTGTTTTTTTATATGGTATGTTTAAAAAATGATTTTTTATTATATTAATGTCATATGCTAACGATTATGATTATACAAATACAAGATGATAGTAAATAATGATAAATATTGTTCGACTTGTGATGGTGATTTAGATAAAATATGTTATTTTTGTGCATATGACAAGACAATGATTTTAAGTTATGATGATATAAGACAAAAATATAAATTAACGAAAACCCAATTAAAAACATTAAAATCGTCAACTATTAATGTTGATCCGAATAATCATATAGAATCGAAAATACAAATATTTTATGCAGAAGATGTAGAAAAATTAGTTTTGGAAAAGTGTTGTAAACTTGGTAGTAAGTTATATGGTGAAATTATAAGGTCATTAGAAAATAGACCAAAAAGAAAAGAAAGATATATGCAGATAAGGAAAGAGTTGGTTGATTTAGTCAATAAAATAGAAGACGAATTGTTGTATAAATTTAGTTTAGGTGATTATAATGTGTATATTTGTGACAATTATTTGGAGGACGAAGATGTTTTTGTTATTGCTAAACAAGCGTATGATAGTATGAAAAATGAGGCTATTAAATCAAGAAGTTTAAGTAAAGCTCAAGATATGTTGAGTGTTGTTTTAAGAGAAAAATTTAGTGCATATGCTGACAAATTAATTTGTTGTAAAGTGTACAACAATGTTTTACAAAATTACAATAATGAGGAGCTTATGAGTGAATTTTTGAGTAATGATAATAATTTCGAGGATTTTAGAGATCAAATTGAGATATATAAAAAATTTGATAAATTTGACGAGTACATTAAAAACCATCCGATACAAGTAAATATTTGTCCTAAAATTATAAATTTACGTAAAAGTTATTGTAGAGGTATAGAAGAAATTACTTTTGAATATTGTAAAACTTTTATCGATCGACAAATAATTGAGAATAAAAAAAAGAATTGATAGAAAATATTATTTTAGAAACTGTAAATTTACGTTGTAAAGCACCATTTAAAAAAACACATATTTATTCTTACAGAAATAGAGTATTAAATAATGTAGCGATTAAAAATTATTTAAACAATAATGAAATACTTGAAATGACTATTGAAGTTGAAAGAATGATTAAAACAATAATTTTAAATGAATATGCAAAATTAGTCAAATATAAACTGGTTATTGATTATGTTAAAATTAAAAGTAAAAAACCTATTAGACAGCTAAATGTAATTTGGGGATCATTAAGAATTAGACAATTTATAAATGAAAATGAGGATGTAAATTATGAAACAACAGAATTTATGAAAGAATTGCCGAACAATATTAAGTTTATGATTGACGCGATATTTTAGAAATATAAAATAAACAACTAATGTGTATTGTTTATTTGTTTATTATTGGTAAAAAATAAAATTGATTCTTTAGTTATATAAATGATTACTGATATAGAAATTTAGTAGATGAGAGTACAAAAGGAATAGTTAAAAAGAAACTAGTGTTCTAGGAGATAAAGATAAAATATTAGCATCAATGATAAAATTAAAAAAATATCGTGAGTGTTTAGAATGGAGATGTAATATGAATAAAGTAAATTATTAAATGATAAATGAAAGTCATACAAGTAAGATATGCTAAATTGTGGATATTTAAAAGAAGATTTAGGAGGTAATGAAATTTTTAATTGTAATAGATGTAAAAAAGTAATAGATAGAGATTGTAAATGGTGCTTGAAATATTTATTTTGGTTCATCTTGAATTAACATATCTACTTTTATATATTGTTAATTTTATAGGCATTTTACTTTTTATTTATGGTTTTTACTTATTTTATTTCTCTTTTATTTTTTATGATGAAAAAAGTGAAGTAATAAAAGAATTAATGTCAAAGGTTATGCATTCGATATTAAGATGTCCGATAGAAGGTTAGGATGGTATAAATAGAGACATAAATCCAGTGAAAAATATGAGAAAATTAGTTCATCACTGGTTCTATATTATGATAAACGTTTATAAGAATATAGTAGACTAAAAATAAAAAAATCAAAATCAGCTAACCAATCATTACTTGAGCAAGAAGACAATAATGAGGAGTCAAATGTGTTGAAGTTTTAAAAAACTATCAAAAGTACACACGTTGACTCATGATAAGTCTATAGATAAAAATGGATAAAAAATGAAGTAATAATTAACTCATTTTAAGTTATTTATTATACAAATCTAACATAGAAAAATTAATATGAAAAAGTCTTGCGAGCATAAGACACGAATAGATAGATGTTATAAATGTTATCCTAAAAATTTTTGTTTTGAACATAAAATGAATAAAAATGGAGAACCAAAAGAGAAAAAGAGGTGCCGTAATTGTGGAGTTGGTTTTTGTAAGATGGAAGGTCATAAAAATAGAAGATTGGATCGTTGCGAATTTTGCAAACCTGCGTTAAAATGCGAAGTGTATTTGAATAAACTTAAACTTAATTGTAGACATTGTAACCCAAATAGATTTTGCAAAGTGAAAGGTCACACAGCATTAGTAGCATCTTGTAGAAGATGTGGTAAAAGACGTTGCAAACATGAAACTGATAAAGATAGATGTCGTGAATGTACTACACATGCCTTTTGTCCATGTAATAGAGAAAAAAGTACATGTGTTAAATGTCAAGGTTCACGAATTTGTGCAATAACTACAAGTCGCAAAAGCATTTGTTCGCACTGTAATGGAGGATATTTATGTAAACATGGTAAACAAAAACAAGAATGTTTGGAGTGTGAGGGAGCAAATTATTGCATCTGTAAAAAACCAAAAAAATATTGTCTTATACATGGAGGTAATGCCTTATGTGTACTGTGTAGAGATAACTATGGACGTAAAAAATTTCAAATGCATTGTGATAAATGTTTTAAATTTAAATTTCCTGATGAATATAAAAAAATTGTTAAAATATCAAAACATAAAGAAAATGAAGTTGTTTTACGCATAAGACAAAAATTTTCGAATTTTACTATTACGCATGATAAAATGATAACTGGTACTAAATTATTATACAGACCTGATGTTTTAATTGAAACTGGATCTGGTAAACATAAAGTTATAGTAGAAATTGATGAACATAAACATTCCAGTTATGGTGATAAAAATGAAGAAAAAAGAACAAACGATATAATTGAAAAAATATATCCTCAAAAATTGGTAATGATTAGATTTAATCCTGATTCTTACATCAATGGTTTTGGGGAAAGAATACCATCGTGTTGGGGTTATACTGATAATGGTTTTAAAGTTATAAAACATGAGGATTGGGAATATAGAATGGAATGTCTTTTTAACGAAATTGAATATCATATTAATAATTGTCCAGTGGAACAATCAATTATTGTAACTCTGTTTTATAACCAAAAATATATTGACGAAATAAGTGATTAGTAATAAATAATCAATTAAAAATCAATTAATAAAAATGATAATTTTTTTATTCTTATATAAAGACCACCATATGAAATATTTATATAAAGTTAGATTTATCGATGTCAAGACCTAAAAAAATGTGCGAACTCCACCCGGAAGAAAGAAAGGATAGGTGCAAATCTTGTGGTAATGGGCTTTGTCTATGTGGTAGTGGTAAACGTTCTGATAAATGTACAATATGCAAACCTGTTATTAAATGTATGCATAATGTGGTTAAAGTTAATTGCATTGAATGTCATCCAGAGAAAAAATGTCTTAAACATGGAGGACTTAAAACCAGTTGTCGACAATGTAAAAAAAGAAGTTGTGAACATAGTAATAATAAAGATACTTGCAAAATATGTCATGTTGATTCTTTGTGTAAACATGGAAATATTGGACATAGATGTAATCCATGTAAAAAAGAGAAACAAGAAAACATTAATTTAATTGCTTTCTGATTTTTAATTACAAAAAATAATAAATATTAATTTTTTTTAGATATGAATCGTTGAAGAAACAATCCACGTATTTCAAGTAAAATTTTAAATAGTTTAAGAGGCATAAGCCAATCCCCCCATACCACTCATAATTCTGAGCACATTGTAGTTGTAATCATAAACATACAATTGGTTACCATTAGCAGCGTTATTATCGCATCCCTTAATATATCTTAAGCTAGGCAAGTCTCCAATTTGTGTTGGATCACAGATCTTAAGTAACAAGACGGCATTATCAATTCGAGAAAAGTTAGTAGTTCCAGAAGGTTGGTGAAGTTCAGGCATGAGAGCAAAAGAGTAAACATTAATACCATCAGCAGGAGTATTTGTATGGACTTCATCAGGAACGACATAATTGAAGTAAGCACCTTCTCGTTCATGGAATCTATCATGACCATTAAGTTGGATCTTGGCACTTTCGACAGGGTTACCAAATCCGTTAATCAAAACTCCGTAATTGTTCCATTGGTAAACAACAGCATCATCACGAGAGAATCGAGAATCGTTTAAGCAAGGTACAGGGAAAGACAAATCACGTACAGTTAAATCTGTCTTAACATTTGAAACTTGAACATCATTGTTTTCACTAACAAAAATTTCAGCATAAATTTTATCAGTTAAACTGTAACAAGTTCCTTTGACAACAAGTGAGTCAGTGTTAATGTAGAGAGTTTTATCACGTGATTTGTTGTCAACAAAGACTTTTCCGTTCTTGGTAAGTCCAGATTCAGAAGGTCTGAAGGCTTCCCATCTTCCGTGGTGAGGTAAGCTTGAACTGGAACTTGAGTTAGAACTTGAGCTTGAAGAACTTGAACTTGAGCTGTCTTCATCAGAATCAATGAGAGCAATACTTTCAAGAATGATTTTGGTAGCAGCATCATCAAGAACGGCTTCCCAATCATCACGACCATAGTAGTACACGAAGCAAAGACCAGAGTTGTAGTTACCATTAATAATAGCCCAGAACAATTCTTTTGAAGGATGATTGAAGTCCATATCGACTTTCTTGAATGGAGAATCGATACTTTCAATATTGGTGAATTGTAATTGTTCGATTAAGTACTCATGTCCAACTTGGGCAAATTTTCTTCGCTCTTCTGAATCAAGGTAAACATAATTGATAATCATGTCAGCATTAATATTTAAAAGTTGATTCTTATCAGTGTTTAAGAAACAGTTATTGGCAACAATAAGTTGTTCAATAGGTCTAAGTTGGAAGTTAAGACGGACTTGATGGTATTGAAGAGCAATAAGAGGTAAAGCTAATCCAACGTGTCTGTTAAACCAAAATTTAAGAGGAACGAATAAAGTAAAAGCAGGTTTGGGGCAACCATTATAATCTGTGAGTTCGGGAACATCACCAATCATTCTGAGAAAACCACGTTCACCATCTCCAGCATGACGAGCCAATTCGTACCAAATGTTTAACCAAATACCATAAAGACGATCAATTCTAGATCCTCCAATTTCAATTTCAACATATTCAATCATTGAATAACCAAGACGTCTAACGTAAGCAAATTTAGCATCTCGTTTAGTAGGACAAATTTCAGGTAATTGAACATGGAAATACATTTGTGTAACCAAATCTCCGTTTCTGGTGACTTCAACAGTTGAACGGTTACCATATCTAACTTGGGAATTGAATGTAATTGGAATTGGTTCAATAGCAAAGTTAGTATGACGTTTATATACAATCTTGAAGAATGTGATTTGTGGTGAACCCGTAAGATATACATCTTGGGCTCCATAAGCGACTAATGACATTAATCCACCTGACATTATGAATTAGGTTTATACTATACGCAAAGATAAAATTTGAGTCATAAAAAAATAGGTAATAATTTATAATAGTTCAGTTCAACCTCGCACTATAGGTAAAATCTAGTTCTAGTCCTAGAACCTAACAATATTTGCACCAGTTCATAACACTACAATAACTTTCAAATTATATTGATCATTAACAAATTATAAATTTTATAAATAATAAAAAATTAGTTGTATCTTATCTTTTTATTTATTAATTAACATAAATGTTGGTGCGTTAAAAGATTGTTAAAAATGAGGTATTTTCTGTAAATCGTACTGTTTTATGACCATACTATGCGAAAAATTTGTCTAATCTTACATATCACATTGTATGCCACAAAAACCAGCAAAAACTCTCATTATATTGTTATTGATAGCATATGTGTAAAATTTATTAGAATCCAAGTTACAATCTAAAAAACAATAATTTTCGTGTTTTAGACCATTAAACCATACTTGCAAATTAGCTTTATCTAATTTAGAAAAATTTGCTGAACCTGATGGCTCAAAGTTAGCAGGGTGTATTGCGAATGAGTAAGAAAGAATACCTGTTTTTGGAACGTTATCATGATATGATATTGGTTGCAAATAATTGTAATAGTTATTCGACAACTTCATTACTCTTTCGTTACCATTGAAAGTAATTCTTACTTGTTGCATAATATCTCCACTTCCATCAATATAAAGACCATAATTGGAAAATTGGTATAAAATTACATCCATACTATTACTAACCCTTGTATCAATCATATTATCAGTAGAAATACTAATATCTTTAATAGTTAATTCAGTCTCTAGATATTTTATTTTAATTTTACCTTTCGAATTAATAACAATTGTTGCTCTAATTTTATCTGTAATTCCATAATCACAAACTTTTAAACTAGTCGGATTTACATAAACTGGTTCACAACTACAATTGATAACATAAAATGTTCCGACTATTTTTTCTGTGTTACCTGGCACAAAAACCCAATCACCACCATTTTCAGGATCTACACAAATACTTATGCTATCTAATACTATTATTTTTGAAGCTTCTAATAAACACCAAGGTTTAAACTTTAAACCATCACCATACAAATTATAATATTCATCCATCGTATCCAAAACAAAGGAATCCGCATAATAAATAAACGGTTTCCCTGAAATGTAGTTACCATTACGTGCACACCAAAATAATTCTTTAACTGCATACTGAAAATTACTAATGTCAAAAGAAACATAATTATCAGTTATATTATCGTAATTATTATTAGCTTGTATTTGTTCAATTAAATATTCATGACCATTTACAGCTAACTTTGTTCTTTCACATGTGTCTAAAAATACATACGTCGACAAAAAGTATGCATTGTTAATTTGTAAATTCGGGACTATTGCGTCTCGTGTCTTAATAATTAAATTATTTAAATCCTGAAATGCAACAGAAATGTACATTTGACTGTAATTTATAAAATTTATAGGAAATGCACACCCATAATATTTGTTAAACCAAAATTGTAATGGAACATACAATGTATATGATTTTTTAGTTTCTGAGTTTAAACAAGTTAGTTCTGGTATGTTACCAATCATTTTACTATATCCAACTTCTGTATCGTTTTTTCTATTAAGCTCCCATAAGATATCAAAAGTGATATCATATTGTTTGTCAAATCTAGTACCACCAATTGTAAGTTCTATACTTTTAATTAATGCATGTCCAAGCCTTTTTACCCATGCTGCATAGCCATTGAAAACCTCTAATTTAGGTATTTCAATACACAAGTACATATTGGCTAATAAATCACCTATTTTATTTATTGTTGTAGTAACTTTTTGGTTAAAACGTGCATTGTTAATTGGCTGAATTATGGTTTCAAGTGCAAAGTTTGTATGGCGTTTATAAACTGTATTAAAATATGATTCAGAAGGAAAGTTTGATGGTAAAGATGAATTAGAATGAAGATGTAGATCTTGCATTCCCAGTGCTGCTAATTGCATTATTCCAGAAGCCATTAATATAATTATAATATTGCTCGTATACTAATACATAGTGTAATTTGTTAAATTAAGACTAACACGTAGAATAAATGTAAACATATTTTATTATGACCAATTAAACTAAATTAAAAATTAATTAATTTTAATTGACATATAAGCAAAGTAATAGCAAACAAAATTTATAAAACAAAATAGTATACTTGCATCAGATTAAAACGTTACAAGTGATATAATGTCAATTATTAATTTAAAACCAGATAAAGTAAGAACAAGATATGGTGCTCCTACACTTGATCAATGCCATAATAATAAAATGGAAACGTTTCAACGTGAACGCGAATCTTTGCCTAATAAAGAAAAAAAATTAGCTACATATAAACAAATATTACATGATATAGAAAATAAAAATCCCAAACTTGTTACTGATGATGATGTTAAAACTAAATCTAGATGTAAAACAATTATTGAGGAATTAACTTATGAAATAGCAAAAATAAAAAGCGGAAGTGATGAGATGGAATATTTTAGTGGTGTCGCTGAAACATTGGCAAAATATTATTCTGACACTTATGGTACAATGAATAATGCGGCAGATATGATAAATGATTCTAATATGTTTGACAATAATTTTTGTATTCCAAATCAAAATGTTTCATCATTGTCCACGTCAGATAGTACACCTTTTTATCTTGATTCTTCTCCAACATATAATTTTAATGCTTGCACTAACACTTGTTCTAACGTTTTAGTAAAATCAAATAACATACAAGATAATATAAAATCTCAACACATAGATGCACATGAACAATCGACAAAATCAGAATCAACATCTATGTCTACGTCTTATTCCTCTTACTACTCAAATGATTTATCCAACCTACTTAGCAAAAATAATATTACCACAAATCTAGAACCAGGAGTTAAAAAAATCGATAAACTAAAACTTCTTAATCAACAAAGTATGAACAAACAAAAAGCAGCTAAAGTAACAAAACATAGAGTTACTAAACAAAATAACTCTAGTAATATTTTATCGAGTCTAGGAATCAGTAAAGATAGTAAAACTTTGAATGACAATGTTATTACAAATAATGGTGTTATTGCGATTGGTAATTATAATGAATCAACATCACTTAATAAAAAAAGTAATGCTGAATTATTTGATCATTATCGATATATTACAGATCCGATGTTTATAAATGAAAACAATAAAAAAAACAAATGTATTATCGATATTTGTCATCGTTGCAACATAGAGAAAAAATACAATCCATTTGAAGGTACTTTAATTTGCAAACAATGTGGTTTAACTGATCCTTTATTAATTGAAGCAGAAAAGATTAATTCCAAGGATAAATCAAACGAAAAAACTACATATCCATATAAAAAGAGTAATCATTTAAATGAGTGGTTAAATCAAATTCAAGCCAAACAAACTACAGACATTCCAGACTTTGTATTCTCTGAAATTAGAAACGAATTAAAAAAAAATCGTGAAGATGATTTAAGTAAATTGACACCTAAAAGAATATGTGAAATTCTTAAAAAGTTAAAAAGAACTAAGTACAAGGAACATCATATTTATATCTTATGCCAAATTAGTGGACAAAAACCACCTGTGTTAACTCGAGATGAAGAAGAAACTATTAGAGAAATGTTTAAAGAAATTCAAAAACCTTACGATAAATATAAGCCCAAAAAACGAATTAATTTTTCAAGTTATTCGTTCATCATTTATAAAATTTGTGAATTATTAGAACTTGATCATATTACTAAGATGTTATTCTTACTTAAAAGTAAGGAAAAGTTAAGAGATTTGGATGCAATTTGGAAAAAAATATGTTATGATTTGCATTGGGAATATATTCCAAGTTCTAATTAAAGTCTAAAATATGTAATCTTTAAAAAAATAGTTTGTTAAAAATCAGTTTGTTAATAAATTAGTTTTTTGAATAATTCATTATTATTGTTTGACAATATAGAAAAATCCTATTTTTTGTATAATACTTGTATAACTATACTTACACTGTACTTTTTTGTAGTGTGATATTATACTTGTATACATAAATGACTATTCGAAGTTATTTTAATGCTACTAACACTATTTATAAACTTATGAAATATTGTCTGATGTTTGCATTTGTTTTCTTAACAATGCTCATTATCCCAGATTGTATTATGTCTTTTAAAAATATTTTATTCATTGTTACATTTATCACTTTAGCATTTATTATGTTAGATTCGATACTTCCAAATACTGTTATTATAAAACTTCGTAAATTTGATGGTTCTATGATAAATAAATTAAATAAAAATGAATTAGAAAATTCTAATAAAATGAGTAAAGAAATTACCCGTGTTAATACAAATATCTAATTATCGTATATAGTTTGTTAATGTCAAGATGCAAAATAGCCCTCATTGGAGAAGTTAGTTCTGGTAAAACTACTTTAGGAAATTATTTGCGTACCAATCAATTTGTCGAAGAATCATGCACTGTTGGTGTAGCTTTTCATTCATTCAAATTAGATGACAAAAATTTTGAGATTTGGGACACTTCAGGACAAGAAAAATTTTCGTCTTTAACAACAGTATATTATCGTAATGCTTCAATAATACTTCTTGTATTTGATGCTAATAATATTCGTTTTGAAGATAAATTAAAATATTATCTTGATGAAACAAAACTTAAAGTAGAAAGCAGTAAAAACTATCGTATTATTATTATTTGTAATAAAATTGATCTTGTGAGTGAAACTCAACTTGCAAATTTGAAAAAACGAATAGATAAAATTATTATTGAAACTAATTCTAGTGAATGTGTAGCAGGATATTTTGAAATTAGTTGTAAAAAAAAAATAGGACGCAATGATTTGTTGTCAAAAATTATTGAAATTAGAAGTGAACAAATAGGAATAGAAACGGAATATTCAATCTTTGATAAAAAAAATAAGGACCAATATAGAAATGTTATAGTATTAGATTATAACGAAGAAACTAAAAAATCTAGTACTTCAAGTTGCTGTTTCATTAGTTAAACCTAAATATAAAATCAATAATACTTCACATATTTTTTTATTACACCGTTATTTTATTTAATTGTAGATCATCCAAGTTTAAATCATCCAAGTTTAGTTCATGTATTAACAAATAGATTAATAAACTCTTCTATATTAACTTTTTTAATGTCTGATTTGGTAATTATTTAATTATTTTTTAATAAAAAAAATCACCGCCTCTTAATCTTAAGACCAAGTGAAGTGTAGATTCTTTCTGAATATTATAATCAGCTAAAGTACGTCCGTCTTCTAATTGTTTTCCTGCAAAAATTAATCGTTGTTGATCAGGTGGAATACCTTCCTTGTCTTGAATCTTTTGTTTTACTTGTTGGATAGAATCAGACCCTTCAACTTCAAGAGTAATAGTTTTTCCAGTTAACGTTTTAACAAATACTTGCATACCACCTCTTAATCTTAAGACCAAGTGAAGTGTAGATTCTTTTTGAATATTATAATCAGCTAAAGTACGACCATCTTCTAATTGTTTTCCTGCAAAAATTAATCGTTGTTGATCAGGTGGAATACCTTCCTTGTCTTGAATCTTTTGTTTTACTTGTTGGATAGAATCAGAACCTTCAACTTCAAGCGTAATAGTTTTTCCAGTTAACGTCTTAACGAATACTTGCATGCCTCCTCTTAATCTTAAGACCAAATGAAGTGTAGATTCTTTCTGAATATTATAATCAGCTAAAGTACGACCATCTTCTAATTGTTTTCCTGCAAAAATTAATCGTTGTTGATCAGGTGGAATACCTTCCTTGTCTTGAATCTTTTGTTTTACTTGTTGG